CGCATTCTAATATCTTCTTTTGGTTAGGGTGTGGGTTAGGTAGAAATATCTGCATTAAAATAAACTTTGTTGCATTTGATGTTTGCTTAATCTATCTAATGCTTTTTCGTAGTACTCTTTATCTAACTCACAAGCAGTTAAATCAAATCCATAATCGTGACAAGCTATTGCTATTGACCCTGAACCTAAATGTGTATCTAATATCTTATCGCCTTGTTTTGCGTATTTGTCAAGTAACCATTTATAAAGAGCTACTGGTTTTTGAGTTGGATGAATTTTATCAATTTGATTATGTTTATGTATTGAATAAGTAAATATTTTAGCTGGTTTCTTTAATCCCATACTTACCCAAGCATATTCAGCAGTTGCAAAATTATCAACAGTTTGTTTTTTATCCCAAATACAAAAATACTCTGTTGGAGGTAAAATAAAATTATTTGCTCCCCATATTATTTGATTTTTACTTACTCTAAATAATTGTTCAAAATATTCTTCATTTGGTTTTTTATCCCAATTTAATTTTTCTTTATAATTACCTTTAATGCCTCCTAATCTTAATGAACCTTTTTGTAACCTATCTAAGCCATAAGGAGGGTCAACTATTGCTAAATCAAAATGCTTATCAGGATAACAAGCCATTAAATCCATATTATCCTCATTGGTTATTGTTATCATAATATAAAGATACTATAAAATAGTTTTGCCTTCAACAAATACAACCTCAATCCTTGTGTCTTGCTGAATGTCCATTTGTTCCTTTGGCTTGCCATATACTCTGGTCAATAAAGTATCTAATGAATACAGGCTGCCCTTTTCTAAAGACTTACGCATAGCTGCTGCAATTGTCTTTTCTAATATCGTAGCCTTTGGATTATCCCAAACCTTTTTAAGTTCCTCCATATCCATTGACATCATCACTTGGATTGTATCGTTTATTTCGCTTAGTTTGTAGCCTTGTTCTTTTAATAGGCTAACATACTTTCTTGGTCGTCCGTTTGGGTTTCCAGATTCCCCTGCTTCAAATGGCTTTGCGCCCTCTGGTGTTACTCCTTTTTCAAATGGCATTTCTGATATGTTTCTGTTTTTACAAAGATACTCCGCAATTAGGACAAGTTAAAACATCAATAGTATTATCTTCTTTTTCTTTAATATCCTTATTAGTAAAGTTGGGTAAATCTAAACCCCATTCTTTTATTTCGGTTTCGTTCCAATCAATATTAATTGCTTCAAAGTCCCAATTAATATTGGCTTTTGCTGAAGCATTATCCGCAAGGGCTAATTCTCTACCTTTTTTTGAATCAATGTCTATATCCATTCTTTTGACCGCTACAATTTGATTCCCTGTTGTTTCAACTACAATTATATCATCTAATCCTATTGAAGCTGCATTTTCAATAGTTTTATTACCAGCTATTATTCGGTTATTTTTATCTATTAAAATTGAACGTCCTGCACCAAATTTGCGTAAAGACTTTTCTATAAGTGAATTACCAAATTCGCTTCCTTTGTTGTAGTTTTTATCATCAGGTGTTAAATCTGATATTTTAAGATTGCTCATATTTTAATATTTTACCCCCATAGGTATCGGTTTTATAATGACATTCTATACATAATGTTCTACCATTATTTAAATCAAATCTCAAATCTTTATATTTAGAAAAAGGCTTAATATGGTCAGCTTGTAATTTACCACCTATTTTACCACAATGTATGCAAGTATAATTATCTCTTTCAAAAACGCTTGTTCTCCATACTTTATATTCAGGAGATTTTCTGGCTAATTCACTTTCGCTACTTTTACCACCTTTCCAAAATTTGCTTTTCTCACCTGTTCTATCAGGAAATTTCATGCCCAATGCTCCTCTTGGGTGTTCTTTCCCTTCCCACATTTTAATTCCCTTGTTCCATATTGTTATACCAATTTTAGCTTTAGACATTTTACTCTTTGTTTCATCACTTATTTGTCTTTTAGCATAACATTCTTTTGAGCAATACTTTGGTGTTCTTGATTTACAAGCCTTTTTAGATGTAAATTGTTTTTTACAACAATTACATTCAAATATCTTAATGACCTTGACCTCTATAATTGCGTTCTTTTCTATCATTTTTATTATAGGACTTTTTGTATTTACCTCGTTTCCTTTTACCAAAATTAACCTTTTTTGAATCACTTTTAACCTTTGCCATCTATTTTTTTATTATGAATGTCTTTTAAATAATCATAGTGCGTCTTTGTATCTCCCATTACAACGTGGCATTGCCTACATAATGCTTGTAAATTATCAATCGTATCTGCCTTGTTTGATCCGCCCATTCCCCTTGCGTCTATGTGATGAATATCTACTGCCTTTGAACCGCAAGCCTCACAGGGTATAAAGTCCTCTATTCCGTAACCGAAATAATCAAGGTATATTTTAACGTGCTTTTTCATTATCAATTTGTTCAAGTTTCTTTTGCGCCCAAGCAACGCCCTCGTCGCCGCCCCAAGCTAACCACATAAGCGCACCGCAATCTTCTTTTGGATTGCCCTTGCTATTCTCTCTGTGCCTTTCAAAACTTGACATCCTGGCAATTGTTTCCCTTGATATGTTTTCGCCATTAGCTATTTGATTAGCTCTTGTCCAACCTACTAAAGTTCCGCAGCCTTTATCGTTTTCTTTTTTGATATTTAATGCCCTACGAGCATTTGCCTTTGCCGCTTCTGGGTAATCGTTATAACTATCCACCATTGAAACCCTGATTGCAGCCCAAACACTTTGCGCCTTTTCCTCTGTATCAAAGATGCAAGCACCTGATCCAATTCTATATTTTCCGTTTGAGCATTTAATTACTGGCATTTCCTATCAATTTACTATAAATAGCAAACCTCTGCTTATTTACTTCGTGTAAGTTGAAGTTCTTATTACAATACTCGTAAAGGTCATTGCCGTACTGTGTGCGTGCTGCCTGATCGTGGGTTAATAGCTTGATCCAATAATACCAATCCTTTTGACTATTAACGTGGCAGGCGGGATAAAAGCCCTTATAAGGATGCACGTTGCTGACAATAGCAGGGTTTTTCTTTGATGCCGTTTCTAATACCTTTAAATTGGACTTCATTGAATTAAACTTAGAATCAACCAAAGGGATTAGGCTTATGTCTGAATCACAATAAGCCGCCATATATTCAGTTACAGGATTGTAGTTATAGATTGTAGGATTTAGCTTTAAGCCATTTGTAAAAGCGCAGATCATATTATCCCAGATATGTTTCTCGCCTTCATTGTAACCTGCTATGATTGTTCTTACAGGGAAGTTTATACGCTTCATTGGGTTGCGTAGTATTTCCAAATCCCTTCCGTGCGTTCCTGATCCTGACCAAAACAATCTTACAATATCCGAAGGCTTTTTATCTAAGATAAATTGCTCCTCGCCGTATGGAATAGCATTAGGCAATATTTCTACGTTTATATTGTGCTTGTATATTTCCTCTGCTAACCTACTATGGGTGCAAGTACAAAGGTCTGCTATCAGTAACCAACTTATAATCTGTTCTGGTATCTGATTTGTAATATAATGCTGATAAAGTATGTGCGAAGGATCAAGTTGCCAATGATCGTCATTATCAACTATTAACTTAAAGCCATACTTTTTGCGCCATTCAATCATTTGCTCTGGCGTTATGTTAGCAAGCATCCTATTCATTACCACAATATCAAATTTCCCCTCAAATGTTTCCTCACTTAACGTATCAGTAATTAAGCAATAATCTTTTTTCATATTAACCAATGGCATCATTATCCTATGATACCCCACGCCACTTTGCTTACTCGTTATTGCTAAAATTCGCATTTAATTTTTTTTTCTGTATGGTATATAGGTTGATACTTTTCCCAAACTGCCTGCGCCCTTTGTAGGCTTGCGTCCTTCATAGCCCTGTAATCTGTTCCATTGCCAACATCGTGTCCAATATGTTCGCTTCTTAAATCAGGAATGTAGTAATTAGTAAACCCAGCAATGATAGCCCTTTCTGCATAATCCCTGTCCTGCATTCCGTATGGATCGTATTCAGTATTGTACCCTCCGATTGTGTCAATCAATTCCCTTGTTATAAAATTATTGCCAAAAGGAACGTGGGTTTTATGTATTCCGTCCTGTAATGGTGGCAATTCCTCTACGCAATGTATTCCACTAATGCCTGTTTTTGGTACTTGCTGCGCAAAGGTAACCCAATTTTTTAGCCAATTTGTA